GTATTCGCCCCCTTTAATTATTTTTCTGATATGGGGGGAGTATGCCGCCGTTCTCGTCGAACCGATACCGCTTATGCCTCTCCTGTTTGTGGTGTTCCTTGTTGTGGCAGTCTTGGCACAACGCCTCTAAGTTATCCCAGCACAACGTAACGCTTATGTCGTTTATGTTCTCTCTATTAAGCCAGCGCTTATGATGCACTATCTTTGCGGGCTGCCCGCAGCGTTCACAAATATAATCTTGTGACATTAAATAAGCGGCTCTGGTTTTTTCCCATGCCGCTGATAAATAAAAGCTCTTAGCCCATGCTTTCATACTGTCCCCTCTCTTTCTTCATTCCCCAGCGCCCTAAGTTTCATGCGCTGGGTGGAGGCTAAAGAATGAATAGAAAAAGAGTAGGCAACTGCTGCCGCACATGGCTTAAGCTATCGCCTACTCATTTCATGCTACCATTGTATCTCTTTTGTTTTCCCATGTAAACACCACGTTTTTACCATTACTTTACCACGCCAGCTGTGCGCTCTTCATCAATCCCCCACAATAATACTGACAGCTCATTTATGATACCTGTTACCCAGCGCCTCGGTGTATTCTTTCCTGTGTCCAGCTGCTCTGCAATTTCCGCATAGTCCATGCCCTGCATGAAATACATTTCAAAAGCCTTGTACTCTACGCCTCTGCCTGCTGCCTCTCTACGGCGCTCTATCTCTTCTACCGCCTTGTCTATATGCGCTGTCATTATCAATGTCTTAAAACGTGTGCGTCTGATACTCTCTAAGTATGTACGCTGCTGCTCGTCCGTCATACCCTTAAGCTCCAACTGCTGCCCGTCGCTTATTGCGTTCTCAATATGGAAAACCGCATCACGGTAGCATTTCATAAGCGTAAAAGTGTTGTGGTATTTCTCTTTCTTTCGCTCCTGCTTTTCCTGTCGTTTCAGTTCCGTTATTGCAGCCTTTGCCTGTTTCTGCATCAGCTCTGTTAATTCGCTTTCGTGCAGCTGTACCCAGCTTTCAGCCTCTGGCGGCATTTCTACCCCTGTTGCCGCTGTTGTCTTTGTTTCTTCCTGCTCCATGTTCTGTACCTCGCTTTCTGTTAATTAAACGGCAGCTCTTCGTCTGCTCCCTCTGGGATATTCATAAACCCGTCACTCTCCGGCAGCTGCTGCCCTCTCGCCTCTGCCTCTGCTTTGCTCTCTCCGAAGCCTACGCTATTTGCCACAACCTCTGTGTAATATACCTTACTGCCCGTGCGCTGGCTCTCGTAGCTGCCTGTTTTAATCTTACCAGTAACCTCTGCCCTGCTGCCTTTGCTTAACCATTTCTGCGCCCATTCCGCAGTACGTCCGAAACACTTAATATTTATAAAATCTGTGTCTTTCCCGTCGTCTACCGCAAGCGTAAAGCGGGTAATAGCTGTGCTATTGTCCTGCCCGCCATATCTAAGCTCTGGCTCTCTTGTAAGCCGCCCTGTAAGTGATACGTTATTCATTCTCTCTGCCCCTCTCTTCCAGTTTGTCCAGCTTTGAAAATATAGCCAGCAATTCCAGTGCTATAATTCCCAGTAAAATATTAGTCATTTTCTACCGCCTCGCTTTCTTCTCTCAATCCTGCTGCCATATTGCTAAACGCCGCTGCTACGTTCTCGCATATTGTCGCCAGTGCTGGCTTTATACTCTGCACCCAGCGGTTAATAGCTGCCGTCAATGTTTCTGCTGCTGTTGGCAAGGTTTTATTTATCTGTCTTGCCATTTTTCTTGCAAGCCTGCGCTGTTTTCGCTTGTCCAGCTCTAACGGCGGGTTTACTCCATGCTTTTTCTTATAGTTCTTTTTCCACTGTCTGTATTTCACTGCTTACGCCCCTTTCTCCATATCGTATACGGCAATATCCATACTGGCGCTGTTATTATCAACACCGCTTTTGCTGTGCATATCGTCACAAATACTGCTACGTCTACTGCTGCCTGTCCAATTTCTTCCACTGCATCTACTATGCCGTCCATATACTCAAACATTTACTACCCCGTTTTCCTGCTTAATCTCAATATTTCTGCCGCCTCGCTGCTTTATGATTGCCTCTACGTGCAAGTATGCAGGCAGCATAACCACGCTGCCTGTTCGTAACTGATATTCTACGCTTTTCCGCATCTTCTCGTATTGCTCTGCCTTGCAAAACGCCGTACAACCCAGAATAATTGTAAATACCTGTGCTTTCTTCTTTTTCCGCTGCCGTCTATTCATGTTCTGCCCCGCTTTCCGTGTCCGTTTCGGACACCTTACCTGTATAGTCTGTTACTCTGATACCCAGAATACAGTAGCCCTCTGTAAGCCCTGTATAATCTTCCAGCATATAAATAATATCTGCATCAATCGTGCGCCCTGTGTGCTTACCGTCCTTAAATTCCAGCATTTTAAGGCTGTCGCCCTGTTTGTATCCTCTGTCATTCTTCCGCAGCTCAAAGCTCTTTTTCCCGCTTATTACGTCCTTGTAATCAGATGCCACTATCTTTAATTCATGCTGCTTATGCTCTATATTCCCCTCGCTTGGCAGATGCTCCATTTTTTCTGTGTCTGCCCGCTCCTGCAATTTTTTCTTTGTCTGGCGGTCTATAGCGTCCTGCTCTTCGCTGTATCGCTGTTCGTCTGTCTTTTCAGCCTCTGCCTTATTTATGTACTGGTCGCATTTCTGGCACGTTCCCGTTTTTACGTTGCAGTCCTTGTATTTCTGGCAGGAATAGCACAAAGATGTTATGCTTTCTGGGTGCGGTGTTTCGTAATCGTCCCCCGCCTTTTTCTCTGCTACCTTTTCCGCTATTTCCTTTGCCCTCACATTTTCGCCCGCTGCTGCTTTTTCCGCTATTTCTTTCTGCTCGTCCTCGTCCAGCTTGGCTGCCTCGTATGCAGCAGTGATACCTAAATTGCCCTCTTTCAGCTGCTCTTTAATCTCCGGCGTGGCGTTGTTGTTGATTGCGTCCATTCTGGCTACGTTTGTGCTGCTCTCATTTATCATAGCCGCCACTAAATCACGCATTTTGCCCTGTATCTCTAAGCCGTCCTCTTCCTTGGCTCTGATAAGCGCCGCTTTGGTACGCTCTACTAATCTGGTTTTTTCATAGGCTGTAAGTTCCTGCGTATATCCGTTGCCAGCCAATAAGCGCAGCTCATACATTGCCTCGCTCATGTCCATAAAGCGGTAAAGCACTTTCTCATACTCTTTATGCCCCCGCTCTAAGTTCAAAATATTTGCCGCATTACGTCTGTGTCCGTCGATTATACGGTATTCCCCGTTTACTCTCGCCAATACTGTAGGCTGTTCCTGTCCTACGTGTAAAAAGCTGTCTGCCAGCTCTTCTATGTTCTCTAATTTCTGGTGTGTATTCTCCTGCGCTGCCTTTACCTCATAAGGGCTTAAATAAATCTCTTTGTATCCGTCCGTCTGTGCCTGCTGCCCTGCTGCTTTCGTCTTTGCGTTCAGAATGTCGTTAATACCAAACTTTGCCATATTCTCTACCTCGCTTTCTCAATCCTTTGTTTTTTCTTACACTGTCCCATTACTCCGTTGCACATTTCGCACGTTCTCCAATGCTCGCAAGCGTCGCTTTTCGGGCATTTCTTCCCTGCAAATTTGCTGCCCCAGTTCCAGCACTCCGTACCGCCAGTCCTGCGGCAATGCCAGTAAACGCATAATCTCTCTTTATGTGCCACGCTTGCTACCTCGCTTTCCCTGTGTACGCTGTTACAAATTTCTTGTACCCCTGCGCCGCTCCGCAGCATGGGCTATACTCATAAATCGGCTTACGCATGAAAGTATTTTCTGCTACTTTCTTGGAATACCGAATAATACCCAAAATATTAAAATCTGTCTTTTGTTCCAGCCACTCTACGCCTGCTGCCTCGCCGTCTGTGTTCTGGTATGACGTAATCAGCACGCCTGCCAGCTTTAATGCTGGGTTAAATACCTTTGCGTCCTCTATCTGCTCTGTCACAATGTCCAGCCCCTCTAAAGCGTCCTCGTCCACCTTTACGGGTACTATTACCTCGTCCGTGATTGCCAGCGCATTTACAACATTAAGCCCAATATCCGGCGGGTTATCAATGATGCAGTAATCATACTTGCCGTATATGGTGCAATCTCCGTAATACTGCATCTTTGCATATACCAGCGCTTTATATCTCTCTATCTGGTTTTCGCTGTCCTCTTTGGTTAAATTCCATGTAGCCCCAAAAAGTGACATATTCGCCGTTACAATGTCGATACCCTCATACTCTGTATGCTGTATCAGCTCGTCTGCGTTTTCCCAGTCCCCAGCCAGTAGCCTTGTAACTGGTGCTACGTTCTCTGCATCATATCTGCTGTACGCCTTGCTTAAGTTTCCCTGCTTATCGTTGTCAATCAGCAGCACCTTATAACCTCGCCTGTAAAGCTCATACGCCATGTTTGCCGCTGTAAAGGTCTTGGCTACGCCACCCTTTAAATTCAAAATGCTTATTGTTTTCATTCTTTGCCTCTCTTTCCTGCGTTCGCCTCTAACGCATGGTTACTGTTTCCTGTTCTTTTGTAAGCTCGTCTGAATGTAATAAATACTGCTCTATCAGCTGCGCTGCTGGCTGCCAGCCGTAGCAGACGGCGGTATAATAGCCCTGCTGCCGTAGATACTCTAACCACTCTTTCTGTTTCTTGGTCGTCGTGTTCTTGCCCGCCTTAAGCTCTATGTAAAGCCCGTGATACCCAGCCCTTGCAGCTGGTAGCATAATGTCTGGCACACCAGCCTTTACGCCCTGCCTCTTAAGCGCCACCGCTGTTGCTGCATCACGTTTGCCGCCGTTTGGCACATGATACATATATTGCAGTTCCGGCATAAGCCCTGTTCTGTATGCAGCCCAGCTAAATAATGCCTCTTGATGCCCGCTTTCGTCGTCCAGTCTAAAGTTTCTCATTTTCTCGCCTCGCTTTCTGCTTAAATTCTACATACTGGCAAATTCTAAAAAGTAGCCCGTCCTTATGCGGCTTGCTGTTCTCTATCGCCAAAAGCGTTATTGTTTCCTCGCTTTGTAGTCCTGCATTTCCCAGTACGTCCCAGCGGCATATATCGTAGTATCTGCACCGCAGGCAGCAGCGCTTACAGTCCTTGCCTTTCTGGAATAACCAGTATTTAATTTTTTCTATCATGTTTTCTGCCCTTTCTGCTGCCGCTGTCTTTCCAGCTCTCCTGCTGTTCAAAAATAGCCGCCGCAATTCTAAACGCCAGATATGCTGCCACAATCAGCTCCAGCAGTCCGGCTATTATCAACACTGCTGCAATGGCAATACCCTTGATTATCTGCATTTCAGCCCCCCCTATCTGTTATTTTTACTAAGGTGTATCTTAAATACCCATAGCCGTAATACTCTGGGCTGTGTACCCCCATGCTTACGCTGTTCTTGTCCACGTAATAGCCCTTTATTGCCTTTGGCTCTTTCTTGAAATACTCACGGTCTGAAATTATGTGATACTCTGGCTCTGGTCTTACTAAATTCTTGCTGCAATTCCAGCGCTTACCCTGTAATGCTCCGTCAGTACCCTTTTTGTGCGTTCCTGTGTACTTGATTAAATAGCTTGCCAGTTCTGCATAGTTGCCGCTGTCGTCCAGAGGGAATACCTTTACTCTGTTATGCCCCTCGTATGCCTTATACCAGCAGCGCTGTAAAATCTCTGTGTCAATTTTATTTACTACAAGGTGGTGATGCCTCGCACCTTTCTTGCCTATCTCCATAACGTGTATGTATTTGAACTCTAACCCTGCTTTTCTGTACTCCTTTCTGCACTCCCTCAAAAATACGTCTATGTCCTGCCGCATCTGCTCCGGCGTTCTGTCTGGCTGCCCTTTCCTGCGGATATAATCAAGCACTAAATGGTAGTCCCCATAACCATAGTTCGCATTTATGAGTATCCTTAACTTTCTCTCTGCCTGTCTGGTGTTTACTTTCTCCTGCTCTTCTTTTGTTGGCTTTACCTTATCCCCTCTGCTGATACCTTTCTTTTTGTATCTGCTGGTAAAGTACCTCTCTATCTCTATCGTATTCCCCGCTTTTGTTACCCTCTCTACGTATGGCATATATCTACCTCTCTGTCGGTTCGTTAATACTTTTATCAAGTGTTAAAACGGGCTGCTTGCCCGTTAAATTTCTTGACTTTGCGCCATACATAGCTTATAATTTTTATAGTATTTCAAAGCTGTATAGCTTAGCGCCTATGGTGTTTCCCCACCGTAGGCGCTTTTATTTTTCATGTTTCCTGCCACTCTCTTATGCGGCTTAAGGCATACTCATAAGCCCGTTTATATGCAGCTGTGCAAGCGCTGGCGGTACAGCAGTTCTCATGCCCCATAAGGCTACATAATCTACGCTCGTAACAATGCTTGCACTTATGCAGCTTTGCGTAGTCGCTCGCTACCCGCTCCTGTCGCTTTTCCTCATATTCCAGATGCCGTTTAATCTGGTTTGCATCTATAACCGCAATTCCCAGCATATTTGCTGTATGTATTTCTCTGTCCATTCCCTCTGTTATGCCGTATTTCACACCAGCAATAACAAAATCGCAGCCTTTCAGCAGCGCAAGCCCCGCAGCCATGCCCCTTGCCCGCTCTTCCGGCTTTTTATCGTCCATGCACTGCGTCATATATAAATGTGGCGTAATGGGTGCTAAGCCCGCCTCTAACGCCTGCCGTGTCAGCTGCTGTGCATAATCTATGTTTCTGTCCAGCTCTGCGCCGTCTTTCGCCCTGTATGGGCTGCATATATAAACCTTTCTCATGCCTTTTTACCCGCTTTCTGTTGTGCCTCTGCCCGTGCCTGTTCATTTCCTGCCAGATATGCTGCTAAGCACATCAGCTCGTCTGCTCCCTTTTGGTCTATAAAATTACAATCAACGCAGCATTTACAGTACCCCGTAATCTGTAAATATCTGTCGTATACTTCCTGTGGTGTCTGGCACTGCTTTAAGCTGTCCACCATGCCTACAAGCTGCTGTATTGCCTTTATGCCTGCCTCGCCGCCCTTTCCGTGTATCCCTACTGTAATCTGCCGTATTTTTGTTGCGCCGTCTGCTCCTAAAATTGTTTTACTCTTCATTCTGTGCCTCGCTTTCTTCCTTAAACCCAGCCAAAAGCATAGTCATTGCATCTATCGCTGTATCAAAATGTTTTCCCAGCTCTGCTGCGTCAATAAGCCCCTGCTTTGTGTTTCTTCCGTTCCCTTTCATTACTTGCGTTTGCAAAATAGGTTTTAACTGGCTAAGCCCAGCTATGCTGTTCTCTAACTCTTCCTCACTCACGCAGATTTTTACATAGCCCTTGCCGATATGTTCAACACTCATTTTCTGCCTCTTCCTTTCTTCTAATCAGCCGTACCGATACCTCATAAGCTGTGCGCTGTTCTCTTTCTCCTGTGGCTGCATCAAGCACCTTTTCATACTGGCGGCTCTGATACCGTCCCAGCAGCTCTACAGTGTCGCCCTGCTGCCACTGCGCCGCCTCGTCTGCCTGTTCCTGCCAGCAGATGCACGGTAAAAAGCAGCTGCCGCCTGTAAGCTCATTTCTTACCTTTACCGTAATATCAGTAATGCGCTTGCCTCTCGGTGTTTCTCTGTATGTTGGCTTATTCGCTATAACGCCTCTTACTGCTGCCTCGTCCTGCTCTACTGCCTTTTCCGATACCGCCACAAAATCTGCCAGAATATATACCAGCAGTCTACCGCTCTGGAAGTCCTTAAGCGTCTGCACCTTACCTGTCAGTAAAAGCCTGCTGCCCTCTACAAATTCCTGCATAACGTCAAACTCTATGCCGTTGCAAGCTCTGTATGGTACATCCTCTGCAAATACTACCGTTACCTCGTCCGGCACGCCGCTTGGTCTTACCGTTTCCAGCTTTGCCATATAACCACAAAACGGCAGCCCGCATAGCTGCTTAATTTCCTTAATCTGTGTAAGCGTTCCTACCAGTCCCGCTGCATTTTCCTTGATACCGCCACCTGTAAGCTCGTCCATGATTGCAGTATCTAAATCCCGTAAAAAATCCGGCTTTTTCTTTGTCATACTTCCTGCCCTTTCCTTTCCTGTATGTATATGGTGTAGTAAAGTGACATCTGCAAATCACTAAACTTATACTGCGCTGTCTGGTCTGGCTCTAATGGTTTCATAAGCCCCAGCTCTTTCCAGCGTCTGTGCGTTATCTCCGGCACTGCTCTAAACTTCTTTACCTCATGCCCGCTGTATTTTCGGTATTCCTCGCTTATCTCATGGTCTGCAAACGGTTTGAACGCTGCCAGATACCCTACGTAAACCTCTGCTTTTCCCTCGATAATGCGCAGGCGGTCTGAACTCTCCAGCGTGCCTATAAATTCCTTTACTGTCACTGCCTGCCTCTCCTATTTCTCCGGCATTTCGTACAGCCTCGGTATTACTGCTGCAAACGGCTGTACGTCCATGCCACCCCTTACTATAGCTGCACCGCCAGCCGTAAGCAGATAGCTTACGCACGCTTTCTGTATCTCGTCCAGAACCTCTAAGCAGCGCTCTTTTGTGGCATACTCTCCGATTTCCTCTAAACACCCGTCACTTATGCAAATTACGTGGCGCTTTTTGTCTGCCTCTGCGCCGCCTCTCTTTTTCTTTACGTCCTCATACTCTCCGTACTCTACGCAGGCGTAATTACCGCCCAGTCTATACAGCTTTTCTTTATTCTGGCTGCGTATGTATACCTCACTCATTTCCTGCCTCGCTTTCGTCCTTATGCTCTTGGTAGCCCTCTAAGTAGCCTATTGCCTCTACGTCAATGTCCTTGCCGTCCTTACCGTCGCTGTTTATCCGAATTTTGCCGTAGTATGAATAAATACAGCAGCCGTCATAGTCGTATACCCTTATGCTGCCCTCTGTGGCTGCCTCTGGCGTTTCAATAACCAGCGGCTCTGCCTGCTGCATCTGTGCTGCTACCTGTTCGTCTGTCACTGGCTCGCTGTTCTTTCCTCTGTACCAGATAACCCACATAAACAAAATGATTGCCAGCACGCCTGCTGCTATAATGGCTGCGCACTGTATCAGCATCTTAACTATCTGTCGTTTTCGTTTCCTCATAGTTTCAGCCTTTCTCTTTCC